ATACATCTCTTCATTATAGTCTATCTGCTCGTATATCTTTACTAAGTTAAATATACTGTTTTTAGCCTCATCTCTAAACGCGTGTTCTTCTGTACGTGGAAACTGTCTATAAAACTCGTTTAAAGCGTCTTGATCGTTTTTTAAACCTTCTGCCTCGTTGTTCCAGTGTTCTATTATACCATAATCAATTAATTCACCATCTGGTCCGATAACATCATCGTCTGGGTTATTAAATACTGGGTGTCCGTACTGGTCAATAAATCCTTCATAGTTCCATTCCATTGGGATAAAAAGAGAATATAAACCAGACTTTGTTTGTCCATTTCTGTTTCTTTTAGTAACGTTAGAATCATTATAAAGTTTTTTAAAGTTTTCACCTCCTTTATCTAAAGCGTTGCTAGTTGATCCCATCATACACTTACCAACAACTCTAGCGCCTAACCTTAAACATGTTTTTGTTACTCGCCAGTTGTTTAGTATATTATCAGGTCTTTCCCACTTACCACTTTCGTCATGCACTAACAAGTTTAGCTTTTCACCATCATAACTATTATCACCAGTGTTTTTCCAGTCAATAGTTGTATCTAAACCCTCTATATCTTCAAGCTGTTCGTTTGCTGTTATTTTTTTTCTTGTAAACTTACTAGCTGGCACTCTGTACGCAAGCTCTGTTTTAGGACGATCCATACCGTCTTGTATTGGTTTAAAGAAAAACGGATAATTAATACTAATAGGTACTACTTTATCTGTAAACATTTTCTTTGCATCTGCACCTGTTTTTGACAATATGCCGTATCTAGCGTCACTAGATATTGTAGCTAAGTTAACAGTTTCTGCCGAAGACATAAAGCTAAAACCACTACGACGATTTTTAAGATAACACATACCATAACATCGTTTATCTGCCTTACAAGCTTCCCAGAATATATAAAACAATCTATTAGCTTCTCTAAAATCAGGTGCACCTACATCTATTTTACTCCATTGTAAATACATGTAATGCGTACCCGTTATATATGTTGGTTTGTCTTTATTTAAAAACCAAAAGCCCTCGTCTCTACGTTTAAACTCTTCGTCTATATAATCGTACCATTTTTCTTTTTGATCTTCAGGGTATGATCTCCAATCAAATATATTTTTAAGTTTACTTAATTCTTTTGGTTGTTCTATTCTTGACCACTTTTTTCCTTGCAGTTTATGTACTTGCACGGGCAAAGATGGTAAAGCAATTTTAAGGTTTTGGATTTCAAGTATCTCACCAATTTTACCAGTTTTTGATATAACGATAATATCGTGTTCTTTATTGTATCCATAGTTCCATTTTTTACCACGGTTCATCCGTGTGATTGTTGTTTTCTTTATAGGCTCAATAACCTTAACTAAACTTTGACTGTACATTACTTAGATCTACCTTCTGCGAATCCTTTAAAGACTTTTTTCTCTGCCTCTTTAGGTGTTTTGCCCTCAAGCAGGTTTTCTTCTTCTTGTATTCTGTTAAGTATTTCAAACGCGTCAAATATTGCTAGTTTTTTAGTAGCTGCAGCATTTTTTAATCTATCAGCACTAACGTCGTCTTCTGTGTTTGTAATTATTTTTTCTTTAGCAACGTTAATTAACTCTTCAACTGCTTTGTGCCCAGCTTGGATTATAAGCTTCTTCGTGTCCTTGATATTCATATTTAATTGTAATAAATTTAGATAAAACTCTATATAGCTTTTGACCGTCTATTATAAACTCATATTCACTTTTTGGCATAAAACCAACTAAATCACCTTTGTTAAAATCTTTGTCTGCATATTCTATAATACCAACTAACGGTTGTTCATTGTCAATATTAAATTTATCAAAGTTTTTAATAGGCTTTACAAAACAGTAACCAGGCATTGGTTTCCATTGTTTACTGTAATAAGCAAATATTTGATCTTCTGATATAATATATGTGTTTTCGTCAAAATAACTTTTGCTATTTTTTTCTATACCTTTAACATTGTGCCATCTACGAAAAACATTATGGTGTACTATAATTGTATCTCCAGCTTTTATTTTACTGTCGTTAATTAAAGGTGTAGATATAACTTCTGCCTGTCTATTAGTGTATTGATGATTAAATATTTCAGTATTAAGTATTAAATTTTTATCACCAACTTTTTTACTATTATTATATCTACCGCCTTTTGGTTTTACAACATAATTGTAAACACTTTTCACTAGTATTCTAGATTATATTCTACAGATACAGCCATGTTTTTGTTAAAGTCTTTCCAAGGCAATACATCTTTATTTTTCTTTATATAAATAGAGTACTTATCTTCTTTCTCTAGTATATTGTAAATTGTATGTCCACCGTAAACTTCTTGACCAACAGCATAATGCATGGCGTCATTTTTATAGTCTTTACCTATACTAATCTTTCTTATCAGCTTTGCCATTTTCTTTTGGATAATTTATAGTACCGTCTTGTATATTAATGTCGTAAGTTCCATATTCTTTTTCAAACTCAGACTGCATCATCGACAACTCGTCTCTAAGACCAGCTATATTATGTAAAAGCTCGTGTTTTCTTAATTCCATAGAGCCTATTTCTAACTGAGCTCTATTTATACTGTTTACTGTTCTTTGAACTGCTTTTAGTTCTTCTTCAGTAATTTTTTCTGCTTTAGACTTTAAGTCTATAATTTTTTCTTTTTTTGCCATAATTTTATTTAATTTTAGTTATTATAAAGTTTGACCAATTAAATAGTCATAATTTTGTTTTCTTTGAGCTTCTGTTAAGGCTAAACCATTATATATAAGCACGTCATATATCCAACCACGAAAATCTTCAACGTCATCAGCTTGACAACCTATATTACTTATAGTAAAAGTATCTGAGTCTGTATGGTTTTCAGCAGCATCCCAATCAACGTCATCGTGTATATCTTTAAAACCACCACCTGAAGTACCTGAATTTACATGAACACTTAAAGCTCCTGAGTTTCTTGTAAATGTAACTATACTTCTTTTAGTAGAATCAGCACCTGGTATTGCTGCAGCAGAAGTTTCATCCCAAGAAAGAACTCCAGCGCCACCTATAAGAGATCTAAACTCTGTGGCGTCAGCTAGTTTAAATAAATCTGTATTACTATCGCCTAAAAACGCTCTATCAGAGCTAGCGTTATCAAGTCTAAATCTAATCATTATAGTAAAGTCACCAGATATTGTTATGTTACTGGTTAAATCCATAAATTTACTATTATTTGCAAACTTAAGAGAACCGCTATCAGCACCACTGTTATCAGTAAGATCAACTCTAGGTTTATCAGCAGAAGTAGTTTGTACTGCATGATTATTATTTCCAGATTGATCTGACCATTTATTTATCTTGTCATTGTGAGACAGACTATCATCATTACTATTACCAGCATCAGGTTCGTCTGCAAATATATCTTTATCAAACTGCAACCACAAAGCTAAGTTACCAAACGAAGATGGGTCTACGTAAGATTCAGACTGAAAATAATGACTGGTTATACTAGTACCTAATCCTAACATTAGTCTCCTATATAAGCTATTATTGATCCAGAGGCCAACTCTATTTCTGACCATCTACCATATATAGTCAAGCCTTTTGGAAACGTGTTGTTTACGTCTATTATTAAACCTCCAGCTCCAGTTTCGCCAAGGTTTGGTACTTGCGCTGCGTTGTGTGCGGGATCACCTAATCCAGAATTGTCTAGCGTAGTTACATATTCTAAACCTGCAGATGTATCTTGAGATGCTATTAAACCTCCACTAGTATCAAACGTAGTGTCTGTTATAAAAGTTATTGCTATAAATACTTTTCCAGTAGGAGGTGTCATTGCAGCTGTACCATCATTAAAAGCTGAACCTAATTGACCAAAGCTATAAGCAGTATCTTGTGTTATTGCCATAATTTATTTTTTTACTTTTTCTAGTGATCTACCGCCAAAATAAGCACCGATCACAGTTATTAATACTAATTGTAATAAGTCTACCCACGAAGCTTTAACTT